GAGGACAAGCGGCCCGTGTCCGAGCGCACACCGCGCAACGAACTCGAGTTGCTAATGGCCGGGTTTGAGCAGGAAAGCGAAGACCGGGGCCAGACCTTGTGGGCGTTGGTTTCCGCTGTAACGGCATGGTCTACGCCGCGCGATAACGTCGCGGACATGCCCACCGTTCGCCGGGGCCGGTCGCAGGATAGCTTGGCGCTCGCCGAGGGCCGTCAGGATAGGACGGCGGACTGGGTGCTGGTGCTGCAAAACATGGCTCGCGCCGCCTAGTTGGGCCAACATAGTAGGGGAAGGGGTCGCCTTGTGCGGCCCTTTTCTTTGTGCTGTCGGGGCTTGTGCTGTCGGGGCTTATGGTGTCGGGGCTGTCGGGGCTGTCGGGGCTGTCGGGGCTTATGGTGGCCGGTATGGGCGTGGGGCCGGGAATAGGTCTCTGGGGGCCGGGAACGGGCCTCTGGATGGTTTCTTCTCCGGGCAGGCACTAGACCGCCAGAACAGCCAAGATCGCGCTCACGGGCCTAAAAAGGGCCTTGTATTCGATTGTTGCCCAGATGCAACACCCGGAGGGAAAGTGATTGCGGTGCGCGAAAAGTAATGGACGGACATAGGCTCCGGGCATTAAGATGCGTGCATCTTAACGATGGTCGTTGGGATACAGAAAGGAGGCCAAAATGAACAAGCATAAGGCAACCCGCAAGGCTCCGGGCTGGTACGAGTACCGGGGCTGGGAAATTGAGAAGATTGAGGACCATTGGAACATGGCCCCGCCGGGTAGCGATGAGATGACGGATGCCGCGACCACGTTGGCTGAAGCCAAGGCGCTTGTCGACCGGCAGGAGAACTAGCAGAGAACCGGGGGCGGGCATGGTGCCTGCCCCCACCACCCCAAGAAAGGAAACAAGATGAAGATATTCAAGTTCAAGATGTCCACCCGGATCGGCTCCACCGCCCGCGAGTGGCTGGCCGCAAAGGCCGCAGCATCGCAGGCCCGCCGCGACATCGAGGCCATTACCCGCGCCTTGATCGCCGACGCGCCGCGCAGCGTCCGCGACCGTCTCGCCCACCTCGAGGTCGAACTCAAGGCGGCAGAGGCAACCGCGAAGGCATACGAGCCTGACCTACGCGATCTACCTCACGGCTCCCATGTCGTGCCGGGCGTCGGTTCAGTCGAGCGGGGCTTCCGCAGCGAAGCCGAGACCCTGCGGGCAAAGATTAACTAGGTCCACAAACCGGGGGGGCGGCAATGGTGCTGCCCCCACCAACCCAGAAGAAAGGAACCCAGCCATGCCTAACCCCTTTGGAAAGACAGTGAAGAAAGAAGCGCCTTATGCGGTATACACCGGTCCCGGCAATTGGGAGTGGCGCGTCCTGAAGACGTACCAGATGCCGAGTAAGGAACGGGCTAATCAATACGCCCGGTGGTTCGTGGCTGCGAAGTCGCCGTTTACTTATGGCTCATACGAGATGGGCGACACCTACATTGCAGACATCATGACGCACGGTGTCCTGATCGAAGCAACGCCCGAATGGTTGGCGGCTTACTCGCAAGAAGGCGCACCTAAGCCTGATACGCCATAGGCCAACGGGCCGGGGGGGCTGGGGCTTGGGGTCAAGGTACCCTAAGACCCTAGCCCCCGTCGGGTCGGGGCGAAAAAAAAGTCGGGCACCCCCCTCTGGGGGCTTGACACACCGGGTTTCGCGTAGGGTATCCCCCACCCATAATCCTAGGAAAAATCGAGATTCGGGTATTCCCTACCGATAATCCTGAGAAAAATTGGGATTTGGCTTTAGCCTTACTTGGCGGGGTCTTTGTCTGGGTTATTCATCCGAGTTGTCTTCAGACTGCTCGCGTAAGTGTTTCATGTAATCGAGGGACTGATTCGCGGCTTGTTCAACTGCATCGAAAACCGGTTTGTGGCGTCTATAGAAACGAGCAGGGGTTTCGCCGTAAGCGCTAACAAAATAGTTATTTGTCCTCTTGGCTTTCCGTTCGTTGCCAATCTCCTCTGCCCTCAGGTAGTCCAGAACCCGCACGAATGGTTCTTCTTTAATTTTGTTTTCATCTAGGAGCGCCTTCATTCCGGGGTTTTGGAGGGCGAGATGGCGAAGTTCGTGAAGGATCGTATTCAAGCCATCGGGCGTCATGCCTGAAAATTTTTTTGCCCATCCGTCCTTGTCAAATCCGTACCCTATCTCTGCGTATGCGGAGAGTTCGTTAGAGGGGGGAATAAATTGTTTCGGGAAGAGCCTCGGGGCTATTTCTGGGAGCCGCCTCAACTCCCCCGGTTTAGTCTCAGTCATGCCCATGGGGTTTGATACGCCCGGAAATTCTGTTGGCCTTCCGTAGATTCGTTTGTTACCTAGGTAGCCTAAGGCTGCCAGCGGGTCTGGAAACTTCTCGTTCTCCTGCTCGATAATCATGTCAAGCTCTGTCTCTTCCGCGCCTCGCTGCTGTTCCGCAAGGAGAGAGTCAATCAGGGCTTGGGTCTCGGCATCTTGCCGCGAGAAGAACCGCTGCTCTTTCGGGGTCTTTTTGTAGTCAGCAAGGGAGTCCCTTGCCCGCTCCTCCGGTCTTGGCCGGGGAATGGGAGGGCCGCCGCTTGCTAATGATCGGATGCCGTACATCCCTATTTTATAGCACTAGTCGGAACCCAAGCCCAAGATTTCCTGAACCTCTCGATCCACATCCCATTGGGGTTCTTGATGATCGACTTGCTGGATGTGTCTTGTGTCTGTTTCGATCCAGACTGTTGCTCCGCAGGAGAGTGGCTTTTCCGGGCTGTAGACGATTTGGCACGGGCCATCGATGTTCACGCTGTTAGCTTTGATGTTTTTCCTGCTGGTCTTGATGGTCAGGGTAGGTTCCTTGAGGCCGGATTTTCTGTTCGACCGAATGATGTGCTGGTTAACATGGATTCTGGCCTTCAAGGGACTCCTCCAAAAGACTCGCTCTATAGGGCTGCTGTTCGTGTCAAATGGCTCGCTCGGCTTGGATGCTGATCTGGACTGTTGACAGCACCAAGATACACTAATCTTCGCGTATGTCAAACCGTGTATTGGGATGATCCGGATAGGTGACGATTACCTTCCCTTCGGGGCAGTCGTAGTAGATGTAGGCGACTAGGGTGGCCTCGCCGGGAGCGACATCCCCCGGATTGTCTATGGTAATCCTGTAGGCAAAGGTATCGATGCGGTGCGTGGCTGGCCCCATGAACTTTGAAATCGAGGGCGTAGCCTTGTGAATGATGTTCTTGCTGTCCCGGACATCGACCACGAAGTCCTCCACAGTGCAGTCGTCCCGGTGCTTCTCCCGCGCTACCGAAACCTGAAACTCCCCACTCACCGGGCCATCGGAAATCTCGAAGTACTCCGGGTGCCAAGTGAGGATGTCTCCATGAAGGAGGCCAAGTTGATCGATGACAACCCACACGCCGCCAATGGCTGCCGACGCGCCGGTAACAATCTGGATCAGCCTGCTGACCCAGTCCCCTCGAAACAACTTGGACATCCCCAATCATAGCACAGTCCCTATTCCGCAGCAGCCTTCTTGTCGTAGTAAGCCACCGTCTTCTTCTATTTTTTTTACAAAAAGTGGTTCACCATTCCCAAGCCTTGTGCTACAATTAGGGTACGGGCATTGAAGAAAGGATTATCCCATGAGGCCGCTCTATGAGCGGGCCGGTGATCTGACGAACGAACGTCAGGTCGCCGACCATCTCGGCAAGCTGTACAAATCAGAAATGATGAAGCTGCCGATAAAGTACGGACTGGATTACGCAGCAGTCAGGGGTTCAGAGATACGATCTTGGATCGAAATCAAATGCCGCAAGAACGAGATGAAAAGGTACCCTACCTACATCATCTCTCTCGACAAGATTCTGGCCGCACGACGCCTGACCCAAACCACGGCCCTGCCGTCAATCCTGTTCGTGCGCTGGACTGATTCACTGGGATTTGTCAATTTGTGCAACCAGTTCAGCTACGAAAAGGGCGGCAGAGTTGACCGCAATGACTGGCAAGACGTAGAACCAGTCGCAGCAATACCACTCGAAAACTTCCAACTCATAAAATGGAGTCAAAATGATCCGCAAGGAAATCCTTAAGCGGGCACTACGTTTGGTTACTCAAGACCGAGAGGGAACCCACGGCAACCCATCTGCCCTGTTTGCAGACATATCGCGTTACTGGAATATCTATCTGCATGGCAGAAATGGCCCGATCAGCGAAAGCGATGTTGCGATGCTTAACCTCCTTCAGAAGGTCGCCAGAACACAGCACGGCAGCTTCAACGAAGACGACTACATCGACATGGCAGGATACGCCTCACTGGCCGCAGAACTGAAGACACTCGAATGAGCTACCAGACCCCGATCTATGCTGGAGGACACCACAACGTCACCCATGTTGACGTAGGTACCCTGTCCCTCCTGAAGACCCTCGGATGCCGCACCCTGCTAGATGTGGGGTGCGGTGTAGGAGGACAGGTCATAGCGGCCCAGAAAGCCGGTTTTAAGGCGTTTGGGATCGATGTGGACCCTGAGGTACTCGGACCCCCAAACATCGCTCTGATAGACCTCTGCAAGGCTCCTGTGGCCTTCCCGGAACCATTCGATGTGGTCTGGTCTATTGAGGTAGCCGAACACATACCGGAAGAACACGCCGGTAAATTCCTAGATACCGTCTGCGGCAATGCCGGTCGCATCCTCATCATGACCGCGAGTCAGGTTCCCATGCCGGGACACCTGAACCTGAAACCCAGAGAGTGGTGGATTCACCATGCAGAGATGCGGGCCATGCAGTATTCCCCGGAGTTAACCGCTATGGTCCTGCGTTTTTCTACTATGAAACGGGAGTTTCTGAAGGAAACCGGGATGGTCTTCCTTAATCTGTCACGCTAGGGTTCTGGATTGGACCGAGAAAAAAACGGAAAATGGCCCAATTAGCGCCCTTGACCGTTGTATTTCTTCCAATTCCTAAGTTTGCTTTTGTTTTTTGGCCGTGAACGAA